ATACTCAATCTGGGAATAATAATATAATATATAATTCTAAGAGTAAGTATATTGTATCAGGTAATGGTGATTCCCAAGATAGAGGGTACATTGGAGAATACATTAGGGAGTTATTATTAGCTTATACTAAGACTAAGGTTATGTCAGATAAGGAATTAATATATAGAATTACGGAGTACTTTAATTGGTGTATTAATAATAATATACCACCGACGATGGAAGAGATGTGCTTGTGGACCGGATACGACAAGATGACGGTCATCAACTGGGGCAATGGGAAGACGCTCGGATTTTCGCCGTACACAGCGCGGATCGTGACCAGGGCTAGGGAGATCCTGGCCGGGTTCGACACCAAGATGGTCTACAACGGCAAGATGAACTACGTGCTGTACTTCTTCAGGGCCAAGAACTATTACGGCCTCCGCGACAACAACGCAGAGCTGCCGACGGCACCCAAGGAAGAGGACGAGTACAGCCTCGACGACATCAAGTCACGGTATGGCCTACCTGAACATCCAGCGGAAGACGATCACCAGAACGAATGACGCCGATCAGGCAGAGCAAGTCGGAATTTTGCCATGGGCCATAGTAGGCATATATCGCGAAAAACGCAAGCCTCGGAAGCGGAAAAACGCAAAGCTGTACCCTATCCCCCGGAAGGGTAGGCACCCCCGAAAAGTGCCACCGAATATTTTACGGTTGCCACCTGGAGCGTGGGCAAAACCGTCAAAAATAGTCCTTGTCTGACCTTTCGAATTGTGGAGGCCGTCAAGCGCGAAAAACACGATAAAACGACGTGCGAATTGTGGAATAGCGTCAGAGCGATTATACGCCTATTCTAGACGTTTTAAACGCCGTATAGTATAACTATACGGCGTTTAAATAAAAACGTTTTTATGGCTATTCTAGACGATTATACGCGATTATACAGCACGTCAGGGGCCGTCAAGGCATGAAAAAAACCCGGGGTTTTAATCCCGGGTTTGAGGTTCTGACGATCAAATCCCCAGCGCTTCCAGATCCGCGCTCAACCCCAATTGTTCAAGTGCTGCGAGTTCAAGTTTTATGCGATTGTTTTTCATGTTTTTTATCCCCCTTTTTTTTCGTCCAGCTTTTCACACCTAAAATAGATCTCCGCTGCGCGTCGCCTCATTGCGGCGGCCTTGACGCGGTTAGGCTCTTTTGACGCGGCCCTGATCAGCTCCGCAGCCTCCGCGCAGTACGCGTCGATCAGTTCGGTTAGATCGGGTCCCGGCGGCCTTGACGCGGTTCGGATTCGCGGAGGATCCTCAGACGCGGATCTTATACGCCGCGTAGGCTCCCGAGGCCGCCTGGACGCGGCGACGATCAGGAGCACGATCAAAAACCAAAACACTAAAAATCACCCCCTTAACCCTTATTTCGGAGTAGTTCCGCGATATCAACCGGAATTAATTTCCCGACCGGCCGTCTGTATGAATAGCAGAATCGGCACCGGTCGCAAGACCCGCGTCCACACTGACAGCTCACGGAGCCGGCCATTATCGCGTCAAACTTTTCATGCACGTTAGTGTAAACAGTAAATGTCGCGTCGATAAAATCATATTTCAACGCCGTTTTTACGTCGGGCGTGTTTAATTCGGGCGACGACAGAATGAACGTCATGTTATCCGGTCGGCCTTCTAGTTTTATAGCCTGTTTCCAGATACCAGGGTTTTTTGTCCAGACGCCGAAATGCAAACCGATTGCGGCCCCGGCGCGGATTATACGCAGGTAATTGCGCGCCTGGACAACGTTGTAAACATCCCCGAATGATTCGATTCGGGCGATATTGTTGACGGCCCTCATTTTGCACGCCGTTCTAATCGCTGTTTCATCGTCGATCAGTTCACCGGTTAGGGTATCAAAATTTCGCCGCAACGCCGCCCCTAACGACGGAAACAGTCTGACGCTGGCTTCGCCGAAACACCAGGGGCAAACGCCGTGCCCGGACTTCATCCGCTTTACGCAGATCGGATTACAAACGCACGTCGTGGATAATGCAGTCAGATCCTCCAGTTTGCCGGTCATTGTTGAAACGTGCAAGTTCATACTATATCCCCCTTCTGCCGGCGTAGGCCCGGCTGGCCGTCGTTTGATTAGGTACTGAAATTATTATAAATCAAATTGCGGTATATGTCAATACGTAATTCTTGAATTTCGGGAATTAATTTTTAATCCACTTCACCGGGTTCATCGTTCACCCGTTCGCGGTTCGCCGCCGTGGGCGTGTTTCGTCGGCCCGGCGTCCGCTGTGATCGCGTCGACAGCACACCCACGGGGGGATCGCCGCCGCCATGCAGGCGGCGGGGTAGTACCCCGTCCCCCCAAGAAAATAAAAAGCCAATTTTCAAAAATTACCTATTGACATTTAACGGTATTTCTGCTATAATATTCTCAACAGGGAGGAGGAAACAACAATGAGGAACGTAGTAGCGTATTGCAGAGTGAGCACGGATGCTCAAGCCGGGGATGATAAATTCGGCATTGAGTCGCAGAAGGATATCGTCATGAAGTATTGCTCTGAGCATGACATGCAGGTCTCGGACTGGTACATTGACAGAGGCGAGAGTGGAACGAAGGAGAACAGACCTGCTCTTGACCAGCTCCTGTTTGGAGAGGTCAAGAATCCTCCGGTGACGGCGGTGATCGTGGCGAAGAGCGACCGGGTGGCGAGAGACATCAAGCTGTACTTTTACTACATGATGCTGTTGCAGAAGAAGGGCATAGAGCTGATTTCGGCGACAGAGGAGTTGGTGAACGACGAGACCGGGCTTGGCGGAGTGTATAAGGCGCTGATGATGTTCGTGGCCGAGCAGGAGCGCAAGAACATCACAAAGCGGACGAGCGGAGGACGGATAATCAAGGCGACGAACGGCGGATATAGCGGAGGAAGAACCCCCTTCGGATACAAGGCACAGGATGGAAAGATGGTAATTGTGCCAGAACAGGCTGAGATTGTGCGTGAGATATTCTCGATGAAGGATGCCGGTGCAACGCTAAAAGACATAGCGGATACGATGAACAAAAATGGGTATACAACAAGTGGAGGCGGCATTTTCTACACAAGCGCGATTCAGCGAATTGTGGACAATCGCAAGACATATGAAGGGTATTATCATTACAAGTCAATCGGGCGTGACGAATGGGTTAAAGGAAAGCACGAACCGATTCTTAAGTGAATAAAAAATCCCGCGAAAAACAAAAAGGAGGAAAAATCAATGGAGACTAAGATCAACGGAATCAGGGTGTTCGACAACTACGATGTGGACGAGTACATCGGCGTAAGGGACTTGATCGCGGAAGCGGTGACCGATGTGAACGGAACCAGGGTGTATCTGTTCGCTGAGTATTGCGATGACTGCATCAGCCATTGCGCATCCAAGCGTAGCATTTATGACCTTATGTACATCGTCAGGTCCAACCCTGAGGGCGAAGTATATAATGAGCTTGACGAGGCAGAAAAGCTCATGAAGGGCAACGTGCCGGGCAACTTCGATGCGCTGTGGGCGGAGCTTGACGCAGCGATCATGCAGGTGATGGAATCCAACAACGAACGTGCAAAGAGGTGATCACATGTTCACATGCCTTGGATGGATAATCCTGTGGCCGTTTGCATTGATGTTTAAGCTTATCAGCATGATGAATCCGCTGAACTGGTTTTACAAGAAGAGGCCACCGAGAAGGGATTACTGGTTCTGGTTCTGACAAATACAATTGAATGATGATGCCGCGAATGAGCGATAACGACTTGTTTGCGGCATTAGCTTTAAGGAGGCAAAGATGGAATATACAACGCTCATAGAGAACGCTATAAAGTTTGGAGTGGCCGGGTTCAAAGCGCAGCCGTTCATTGACGCATACCATCTGTGTTGCGACCTGATGAAGATGGACGAGTCAAAGCCGTTGGATGCCAGAAGTGACAGTGTGCCAAACAGGTGTACTGCTGTTGAGTATCTGAGGCTGTTGTCGAAGATGATCGAGATGCGCATGCCTGGCATGGAAGACAGGGCAGAAGCAATGAAGCTGTATGGTGTGCATAAGAAAGTATTGCTGGCGGCGGCTCCGTATGACTTTGAGTCATATTTGTTGTATACGGAGTGGGATAGGGAACCGGACAAGAAGTTTTATACAAGGCGAAGAAGGATACTATCGCAGGTTGTGGAAGCGCTTCAACGGCTGGAGGATGACAAAATTGATCTGCTTTCGATCAGCTTGCCTCCTGGATGTGGCAAATCCACGCTTGCGCTGTTCTATCTGACATGGATAGGCGGACGCCATCCCGAGAAACCTATACTCGGCGGATCGCACAGCAATTCGTTTTTGCGCGGAGCATACGACGAATGTCTGAGGATGATTGAGCCGGGTGGAGAATATCTTTGGACGAATGTGTTTCCCACGGTGAAAATTGTCAGCACAAACGCCAAGGACATGAGGATAGACCTTGGGAACACCAAGCGATTTGAGACGTTTGAGTTTTCATCCATAGGGTCAGGAAACGCAGGTAAGGTTCGTGCGCAATCGCTGCTGTATTGTGATGACCTTGTGTCAGATATCGAACAGGCATTGTCGAAGGAGCGCATGGATAAGCTGTGGGAGCAGTACACTACGGACCTTCGGCAGCGTAAGATAGGCGCATGCAAGGAACTGCACATTGCAACGAGATGGTCAGTGAACGATGTTATCGGAAGGCTTGAACGGATATATGAGGACTCTGAACGTGCTGAATTTATTGTTATACCGGCAATGGACGAGAACGACGAAAGCAACTTTGATTATGGCGGAGACGTAGGATTTACAACTAAGATGTATCGCGAACAGAGGTCAATCATGGATGACGCGTCATGGCGTGCACTGTTCATGAACCAGCCAATAGAGCGTGAAGGCTTGTTGTATCATGAAGATGAGCTGCGAAGGTATTTTGAGATGCCAGAAGGAGATCCTGATGCCGTGATAGGCGCATGTGATACGAAGGACAGGGGAAAGGACTACGCATTCATGCCGATCGCGTATGTGTTTGGTAATGATTATTACATCGCGGATTGTGTGTGCAACAATGGTCTGCCTGAAGTAGTGGACGGTCTGATGGTTGATGTTTTGATTAGGAATAAAGTGCAGATGTGCAGGTTTGAAAGCAACAGCGCAGGTGGACGCGTCGCCCAGAAGGTGCAGGAAGAGGTAACCAGGCGCGGCGGAATAACGAAGATCAACACAAAGTACACTACAGCGAACAAAGAAACAAAGATCATTGTAAATTCCGCCTGGGTAAAGGAGCATTGTCTGTTCCTTGATCAAAGCAAGTATCGCAAAGGCAGCGATTACTGGCGAATGATTGCGTTTCTGACTTCGTACACGATTGCGGGAAAGAACGCGCATGATGATGTCCCGGATGGTATGGCGCAGCTTTCGGAATATGCGCAGTCGTTTGCGGCAAGAAAGGTAGAGCTATTCAACAGGCCATTCTGAAGTTTTTTATAAAAAGTATTGACATCCGCAATTTAAAGTGTTAATATGTCACCGGATAAGCATATCAACGTGTGAAGTCACAATTCAATAGAGTCTCAATGAGGCGAGAATTGCCATAATCGGCAATGTTCTTGCCTCATTTTTTATTTGATCGAAAGGTGGTGAACGCAATGGGCATTTACGGAGTTGAGGACAGTGACGTATTTTCCGGTTTCTTTGGCAGAAAAGAGATCTGCACTCCTGTTGACGAGATCAATCCCGGAAACGTTGTAAAGGTTCTGACCAATGCCATCGCTGTTCACGCAATCAATAAACAGCAGATCGACTATTTGTATAGATACATGCGCGGCCAGCAGCCGATACTCAGAAGAACGAAGACGATTCGTCCGGAGATCAATAACAAGATTGTTGAAAATCATGCATCTGAAATATGCCAGTTCACATCCGGGTACTTCCTTGGAGAGCCTGTAACATATGTTCAGCGCGGTGACAGGGAAGCTTCTTCCGCAGACATCGAACTGCTCAACAGTTACATGTACTTTGAGGATAAGGCAAGCCACGACAAGGATCTTGCCACATGGATGGCTATATGCGGCGTCGGATATCGCATGGTTCTGCCTGATGCATCGGCTATAGATATTCCGGATGAATCTCCGTTTGAATTGGATACGCCAGATCCCCGGTACACATTTATAGTGTACTCTTCAGGGTTTGGTCATAAGCGCATGATGGGTGTCAGAGAGGTTGTAAGAGCCAAGGACAACGACGACACCGTCCGAGAAACAGTCTACTGCGGATACACAAATGACGCATACTTTGAGGTTTGCGACGGAGTATTGCGCAAGTGGACATCGCATGCGCTCGGCGACATCCCGATCTTTGAATATCGCCTGAACATGGCGATGATGGGTTCGTTTGAACCTGCTATTCCGCTTCTCGATGCTATTAACACGGTTGCTTCAAACAGAATCGACGGCGTTGAACAGTTCGTTCAGTCGCTTATGAAGTTCAAAAACTGTGATATCGACGACGAAGACATAAAGAAGGTTTCGCAGCTTGGCGCAATCAAGATCCCGTCTTCTCTCAACGGCCTTGAAAGCGATGTTGAAATACTCACATCAGAGCTTAACCAGACGCAGACACAAACACTTGTTGACTACATGTACGATCAGGTGCTTGTAATATGCGGTTTGCCTACAACAAAAAAAGGCGGGGCGTCCACAAGCGATACCGGATCTGCTGTTCTTCTTAGAGACGGATGGCAGCAGACGGAAGCCAGAGCAAGAGACACGGAGCTGTTGTTCAAACGGACAGAGAAGCAGTTTCTGAAGTTTGTTCTCAGCATCATCAATGGTGTAGAGCAGATCGGATTGTCTCTATCTGAGGTGGAATGCAAGTTTACCAGGAGGCAGCACGATAATATCCAGAGCAAGGTACAGTCGCTGCTCGGAATGCTTCAGGCTGGCATCGCACCGGCGCCTGCGATTGCGACATGCGGCCTGTTCAATGATCCTATGGACATTGTTGCCCAGTCCGCAAAGTACCTTGAGAAATGGAACCCTGACTCCGAACCCAAAGACGCGCCTGAATCAAGGCCGAATGAGGTCATTGAGGTAGAAGAAAACGGTTCCTCGGACGAGGAAGGCGGCGCTGATGAGTGAGCAAGCGTGATTGGTACGCGTATGGCGATGAACTGATGGACGAACTGCGAGTGAAGATCAATAAGGTCTTCTCCCGCAGCCGTCTGATCATGAACTTTGACGAACTGAATGTGATGGATTCCACAAAAGAGTCAAAGCGCATTTACCGCAAGCTTGACCGCATGAATCGACGGTACTTTGAATCGCTTGCATTCTACATCTACTTTCTTGCTCTTGCGGAATGCGGAGAAACCGAAAAAGAGCGCAAGCGTAAACCGTTTGATCAAATTGCTTTCATCGAATCTGAGTTGAAGCAATACAACCCGGTGACGAAATACGTTTACGACCATGAAGTTGATCGAAAACGCGCAAGGTTCAATGAATCGGTTATTGCAGACGTTGAATCAGCGAACATCACAGAAGTTGAGCGGGATTACAACAGGGCCGCGAGGCTATGGATACAGCAAACCGAGCAATACATGGTCAATGTCGAGGACGATGCAACTATCCAGGCATATGAGGATCATGGCGTTGACAGGGTCATGTGGATAACGGAACGAGATGAGCGTGTATGCGAAGACTGTCAGGCCCTTGACGGACTGATATTCAGGATAGATCAGGTTCCCGCGAAACCGCACCCCAGGTGCAGATGCACAATAAGACCTATTCTAAGATAGTTGTTTGCGGCATATGCCGAAGACATATGGCGAGAGAACGCCATAAATAACGCTCACGCAGCAGGATCGTGGCTAAATAAATCACTGCGCACAGCGGAGAGAACCGCTCATCAAACGCACAGGAGGACATAACACTATGGCATTCGATTGGACTAAGGTAGCTGGATACCAAGAGGGCATGTCGCCCGAAGAGATGGTCGGTCTTTTGAGCAACTACGAAGAACCGGAATCTCCGCATGCGCCCGTTCCCGAAGAACCGAAAAACGGTTCAAAGACCGTGCCGAAATCTCAGTTCGATAAACTGTCGAGCGAATTGGCGGCACTCAAGAAGCAGAATCGTGCGCGGATGACCGAGGAAGAGCAGCGCGAAGAAGACCGCAAAGCGGAAGCCGAAGCAATGAGGCTTGAGCTTGAGACACTGCGCAAGGAGAAGCAGTTTGCATCGTACAAGGCATCGTTCCTTGCTCAGGGATACGATGACTCGCTCGCGCATGAGGCGGCGTCCGCAATGAGTGAAGGCGACACAGACGGTATGTTCGCTGTAATGGCGAAACAGCGTGCAATCGCAGAGAAGGCCCTAAAGGCACAGCTTCTCAAGGACACGCCGCGTCCTCCGGCTGGTGAAGCGGAAGAGATCGCCGAAAAAGAACGCGAAAACAAGATTCGCATTTCTATGGGACTTAAACCCAGATAACGACACTTTGAAAGGGGTAATTCACAATGGCAAACAGCATTGCACTTGCGCAGACTTATCTGCCGCTGCTGGACGAGGTGTACAAGGAGTCTTCTCGCACAGCAATTCTCGACAGCACCAACGTTGACATCATCAACGGCAACACCGTGAAACTGTTCAAGACATCCATGCAGGGCCTCGGAAACTACAGCCGTAACGGCGGCTATGCTC